ATGGCCTCAGGAGAGGTGGTTAACTTGGCAACCATATCAAGTGACTCCAGGTATGGTATATTATCCAAGTCTGGACCTGATGCGAAGTCCATGTTCACAGATAAGGTGGTACCCATATCGGTTAATTACCCCTTCTTTTTCAAGCCGACCCAGGACGGAATGGACCGTCCAAAGACCGAGCTTGCCTACCGTGTCCCAGCCACCAAGTACACCCGTCGTAAACTTACCGCCGCCACTACCGATGAAACCTTACAGGACGAATTACAGGGTCTCGACACCACCATCGACTGGAAGAATACAGGTGATAACTCCTACGACGGTGAGAAACTCAAACTTCTCGTACATGATGAATCGGGGAAGTGGGAGCGTCCGAACAACATCCTCAACAACTGGAGGGTTACGAAAACCACATTAAGACTAGGTAGTAGAATAGTTGGTAAATGCATGATGGGCTCAACATCAAACGCATTAGATAAAGGTGGTGATAACTTTAAAAAATTATACTATGATTCCGATGTTACAAAAAGAAACCGCAATGGACAGACTCGCTCAGGATTATATAGTTTGTTCATACCTATGGAATGGAACTACGAGGGATACATTGATTCTTATGGATTACCTGTATTTGAAAATCCAACAAAGGAAGTTTATGGACCATATGGTGACAAAATTAAAGACGGAGTAATTAATTATTGGAGTAATGAAGTAGAAGGTTTAAAGTCTGATCAAGACGCTTTAAACGAGTTTTATAGACAGTTTCCACGTACAGAGCAACACGCTTTTAGAGACGAAACAAAACAAAGTTTATTTAACTTAACAAAAATATATGAGCAAATAGATTACAACGAAGAAATCAAAATGTCTGGAGTTGTAACACAAGGTAGTTTACAATGGCGTAATGGTGTAAAAGATACAACAGTAGAATTTATGCCAAACAATAATGGTAGATTTAAAATAAGTTGGATACCTGATGTTAGTTTGCAAAATAGAATATTAATTAAAAACGGTGTTAAACACCCTGGTAATGAACATATGGGTGCGTTTGGATGTGATAGTTATGACATATCAGGTACTGTTGATAGATTAGGTTCTAACGGTGCTTTACACGGTGTTACTAAGTTTAGCATGGAAAATGCACCACCTAATAGAGTTTTTTTAGAATATGTAGCTAGACCACAAACAGCTGAAATATTTTTTGAAGATGTGTTAATGGCGTTAGTATTTTATGGTATGCCAATACTATGCGAAAATAATAAACCAAGACTTTTATATTATTTAAAGCGTAGAGGTTACAGAGGATATTCAATGAATAGGCCTGATAAAGTTTGGAATAAATTATCTGTTGCAGAAAAAGAAATAGGTGGTATACCAAACTCAAGTGAAGATATTAAGCAAGCACATGCTGCTGCTATAGAAAGTTATATTGAAAACTATGTAGGACAGTTAGGAGATAACTATGGTGATATGTTTTTTAATAGAACATTAGAAGACTGGTCAAAATTTGATATAAATAATAGAACTAAATTTGATGCTTCAATAAGTTCTGGCTTAGCTTTAATGGCTTGTAATAAAAACCTATATAAACCAACTCAAGAACGAAAAACAAAATCAATAAACCTCGGTATTAAAAAATATAATAATAGAGGTATAAGATCACAAATAATGTAATAATGATTAGAACAGGTAGTAAAACCGCTTTCCCTAGCCAAGCTGTTAGTGATGTAGAAAAAATGTCAATGGAATACGGCTCAAAGGTTGGTAGCGCTATAGAACACGAGTGGTTTAACACTAATGGTTCATATAATAGATATGGAATGTTCAAAGAATCTTTCCATAATTTAAGATTATACGCTAGAGGTGAGCAATCAATTAAAAAATATAAAGATGAATTATCTATAAACGGTGATTTGTCATATCTTAATTTAGACTGGAAACCAGTACCTATAATACCTAAGTTTGTAGATATAGTTGTAAATGGTATGAGTGATAGATCTTACGATATAAAAGCATACTCACAAGATCCGGCTTCAATACAAAAAAGAACTGCTTATGCAGAAAATATACTAAGCGATGTATATGCTAAAGAGTTTAAACAAATTGTAAAAGATAGTTTTGGTCTAGACACTTTTAAATCAAACATGAGTCAAGATGATCTTCCTGAAAATCAAGAAGAAGTATCTTTACACATGCAATTAAACTATAAACAAGGTATTGAAATAGCTGAAGAAGAAGCTATTAACAGTGTTTTTGATAAAAATAAATATGATTTAATAACTAGAAGATTTAATCAAGATTTAGTTACATTAGGTATAGGTGCTGTTAAAAATTCTTTTAATAAAGCAGAAGGAATAAAAGTAGAATATGTTGATCCTGCTGATTTAGTATACTCACCGACTGAGTCACCGTATTTTGACGATATATATTATGTAGGTGAAGTAAAAGATGTTTATGCTAATGAGTTAGTAAAAGAGTTTCCAGAAATAACTGACGAAGAACTAGAGCAATACACTGGTTATTACGGTGGTTATAATAATAGCTCTAATTATAGAAGTAAATCTGAAGATAATAATGTGGTAAGAGTTTTATATTTTGAATATAAAACTTATATGAATCAAGTTTTTAAAATAAAAAATACAAATACTGGTGGTAAAAAAGCGTTAGAAAAAAGTGATGATTTTAATCCACCACAAAATGAAGAGTTTGAAAGAGTTGATAGAGTTATAGAAGTTATATATCAAGGTGCAAAAGTTTTAGGTAGTGGCAATAAAATATTAAAATGGGAGTTAAAAAGAAATATGATGCGACCTAAAGCTGACACTACTAAAGCTGTTATGAGTTACGCTATTGTAGCTCCTAGAATCTATCAAGGTAGAATAGAATCATTAGTTAGTCGTGTTACAGGTTTTGCAGATATGATACAACTAACGCATTTAAAACTACAACAAGTAATGTCTCGTATGGTACCAGACGGTGTTTATCTTGACGCTGATGGTCTTGCTGAAATAGATTTAGGTAATGGTACAAACTATAATCCACAAGAAGCTTTAAATATGTACTTTCAAACTGGTTCTGTTATTGGTAGATCAATGACGCAGGATGGTGATTTTAATAGAGGTAGTGTGCCTATATCAGAGCTTAGAACTGGAGCTGGTAACAATAAAATATCTTCATTAATAAACACATATAATTATTATTTACAAATGATAAGAGATGTGACCGGGTTAAATGAAGCTAGAGATGGTAGTCAACCAGATAAAAATGCTTTAGTTGGTTTACAAAAACTAGCAGCTGCTAATAGCAATACAGCTACGAGACACATACTGCAATCAAGCTTATTTTTAACATTATCTATGGCTGAGTGTATATCAATGAGAATATCTGATGTATTAGAATATTCACCTACTAGAGACTCGTTTATAAAGTCTATAGGTAAATTCAATGTAGGTACTTTATCAGAAATATCTGGTTTACATTTACATGACTTTGGTATATTTTTAGAATTAACACCTGATGAAGAAGAAAAGCAAATGTTAGAAAATAATATACAAATAGCTTTACAGTCACAACAAATAAATTTAGAAGACGCTATAGATATACGTGAAGTTAAAAATTTAAAACTAGCTAATCAGTTATTAAAAATACGTAGAAAGAAAAAACAGAAAGCAGATCAAAAAGCTTCACAAGCTAATATTCAAGCACAAGCACAAGCAAACGCTCAAGCTCAACAAGTAGCTGCACAAGCTGAATCTCAAAAACAACAAATAGCTGCTGAGTCAAAAGTACAAATAGCTCAAGCGCAATCACAGTTTGATATTCAAAAAATGGAAAAAGAAGCTGCTATTAAAAAAGAGTTAATGGAGTTAGAGTTTAACTTTAATATGCAGTTAAGAAATGCTGAGGTTGAAAATGTTAAACAAAGAGAAAAACAAAAAGAAGATCGTAAAGACGAAAGAACTAAAATACAAGCAACTCAACAGAGCGAGTTGATTGATCAAAGAAAAAAAGACACAGGACCTAAAAATTTTGAATCTGCAGGATTTGACAATTTAGAAGGTTTTGGCCTAGAACAATTTGAACCTAGGTAATTTACTAATTATATAATATTATATCATGGAAAACACTGAAAAACAAGAAGAAGTTATTCAAGAGGTAGAAGCGCAAGAGCCTGTTGAACAACAAGCTGAACCTGTTAAAGAAAAAGTATCTTATAAAGAAGTTACAAAAGACGGTACAGTAAAATTAGATTTAGGAAAATTAAAACAATTTCAAGAACAAAATGAGTCCACTGAAGAGCAAAGCACAGATGAGGTACTTGTTCGCAACGAATCCAACGTTAGCGAAGAAGTTTCTGAAGAAAACAAAGAAGAGCAAATTGAAGAAGTTGCCGAGCAGAGTGAGACGCAAGAAGAAGAAGAAGTAGTTCTTGAAGAAGTAACACAAGAAGAAAATATAACTGAGCCTCAAGAAATTGAAGAGCCAGTGGTGGCAGAGCAACCTGTAGTTGAAAAACCAGAAGTTGTTGTACCAGAAAATTTACAAAGTTTAGTAGATTTTATGGAAGAAACAGGTGGTGGTTTAGAAGACTATGTAAGGTTGAATGCTGATTATTCTAATGTAGATAATAATACTTTACTATTAGAATATTATAAAACGACTAAACCTCATTTAAATATGGAAGAAATAAACTTCTTAATTGAAGATACATTTCAGTTTGATGAGGAACTTGATGAGCCAAGAGATATTAAAAAGAAAAAATTGGCTTTCAAAGAAGAAATTGCAAAAGCTAAAAAACATTTAGTTGGACTTAAAGATCAATATTATAAAGAACTTAAGTTAGGTTCTAAGTTGACTAAAGAACAACAAGAGGCTATTAGTTTTTACAATAAATATAACCAAGAACAGCAGGCTGTGGTTAAAGCTCAAAAAGCTAGTGCTGATCATTTTTTAAAACAAACCAACAATGTTTTCAACCAAAATTTCAAAGGTTTTGATTTCAACGTGGGCGAAAAGACGTATAGGTTTAAAGTTAATGATATTGAAGGCACTAAAAAGTATCAGAGTGATATTTTAAATTTCGTATCGGAGTACGTTGACGATAAAAATATGATGAAAGATGCAAGAGGTTATCACAAAGCTTTATACGCTGCGAAAAATATCGATAAAATTGTAAAGCATTTTTACGAACAAGGTAAGGCTGACGCTATAAAAGAGACTACAATGAAAGCTAAAAATATTGATATGTCTCCAAGGTCAACTACACCTGTTGTAAATGCTGGAGGTTTTAAAGTTAGAGCTTTAAGCGGAGAAAGTAGTTCTGGGTTAAAATTTAAAATTAGAAATAAATAATAACTTAAAATTAAAACAAAATGGGATTTAATACGTCTTTAGGTTTAGCGGGTTCGTTCTCGTTAACACCAAGCCCTACTCCAGTTGTTAGTGATCAAAACTATATAGATTTTACTAGCTCTGATACTGCAGGTTGGGCACAACAATATCTACCTGAGTTGTACGCGCAAGAAGTTGAAAGATACGGAAACCGTACTCTTAGTGGATTCTTACAGATGGTTGGTGCTGAAATGCCAATGCAATCTGATCAGGTAATTTGGTCTGAGCAAAACAGACTACACGTTGCTTACAAAAACTCTAGTACAACTGGAAAACACGTAAGAGTTGGTGATGCTGATTCTAACGGTGGTACTATTGAAATCGGAGAGCAGTTAAACTGTTCAATTAGAGTTGGTAATACTATTATTGTTACTGATGCTGCTACTGGTCTTAAAACGGTAAAATGTTATGTAAGAGCTGTATCTTTCGGTACTACTGATGGTAGCGCTGATTCTTCTGGTTCATCTAGCCACACTATTTCAGTTGAGCCTTATACTCAAGCAGATTTAGCTACTACTACAGTATTTAGTGATAGCGAAGCTGTAAACATTTTTGTATACGGTTCTGAATTTGCTAAAGGTTCTTCATCTATGTCAGGTGAGCTTAAGCCTGATTTCCAACAGTATAATAATAGACCAATGATCATTAAAGATCATTTCCAAATTGACGGTTCTGATACTGCTCAAATCGGATGGGTTGAAACTACTGATGAAGCTGGAATGACAGGATATTCTTGGTATATGAAAGCTGCTAGTGAAACTAGAATGAGATTTGAAGATTACTTAGAGCTTGCAATGATTGAAGCTGAATTAACAGCTGCTGGATCAGGTGCTGCTGGAGAAACTAACATTAATGGTTCTCAAGGAGTATTTGCTGCAGTTACTGCAAGAGGTAATGTATTTGAAGATTTAGCTACTTTAGCTGACTTTGATCTAGTACTTAAAAATCTTGACAAGCAAGGTGCTATTGAAGAAAACATGTTATTTGTTAACAGATCTTTAGCTCTTACTTTAGATGATATGGTTGCTGGATTAAATGCTAATTATCAAGGTGGTGCTTCTTTTGGAGTATTTGAAAATTCTGCTGATATGGCGCTTAATTTAGGTTTCTCTGGATTTAGAAGAGGTTCTTATGACTTCTACAAGTCTGACTGGAAATACTTAAATGACGCAGCTGGTAGAGGTGGTTTTGGAGATATCTCTGGATTATTAGTACCTGCTGGTACATCTAGCGTTTATGATCAAATGCTTGGCAAAAACATCAAGAGACCTTTCTTACACGTAAGATATAGAGCTTCTCAAACTGATGATAGAAGAATGAAGACTTGGGTTACTGGTTCTGTTGGTGCTGCTACATCTGGTGATGACTTGATGGATATACATTACTTATCTGAAAGATGTGTGATTGTACAAGGAGCTAACAACTTTGTTCTGTTAAAAGAATCATAGTAGGAAAATTAATTATTAACAATTTAAAATAAATATAAAATGGAAAAATATCTATATTTTAGAACACAAGCTACAATTGGAGATGATGATGATTCAGCTCAATCAGCTTGTTTTCCTTTGTCAAGTTTTGTTGGTATGCATCCTACTAGTGATACAGCTTTAACATTATTTTTTAAACCACAAATCAGAAACGCTGGAGACGGCCAAGATGGTAATGTGGTTAATAATGATTCAGTTGTTTTAACAGTTGGAACAAATGACCACAAAGACGCGATGCAAGCTTTAATTAAAGCTCTTTATAGAGAAGAAGGCTTTAATGTTGATGGAGCTGATAATTTTGTTGTTGTTGCTGATGATTTATCAACAAATACAAAATATCTTGTTTCTGAAGTAACAGCTGTAGGCGCTATTACAATTGCTGCTGCATTATCTTAATGCACGCATATTTTAAACCAAAGGCGTCTTTATGGCGCCTTTAGGTTTATTTTTTAACTATTTAATTATATTATATCATGGCAAAAAAGAAAAAAGAAGTATTGGCGGAAGACCCAGTACAAGTTCAGGCTCAAGAGCCTAAAGCTCCTAAATGGGAGATTAAAGACAGAATGTATTACTTAAAAGGTAGAGGTGAGCCTCTAACTTATGTATTACAATCAAAGTCTACACCTAGAAAGCCGTTATTATGGTTTGATGAAGAATTAGGTTATAATAGAGAGATGCGTTATGCTAGTAATCAAAACTCTATATTTGTAGACGAGCAAGACAAAAGCGCTATATTAGAGCATATTGTTTTTGAAGAAGGTGTGTTATATGTTCCAAGAACAAACCAACCACTTCAGAAGTTTTTATCACTATATCACCCTAAAAAAGATATAGTTTATGCTGAAAAAGATCAAGTTAAAGAAGCTAAAGAAGATTTATTTAGCATTGAAACTGAAATGGAAGCTTTAAACACAGCGGTTAGTCTTGAAATAGATCAAGCAGAAGCAATATTAAGAGTTGAAAAAGGTTCAGCTGTTAGTAAAATGAGTTCTGCTGAGATAAAAAGAGATTTGTATTTATTCGCTAGACAAAATCCAGTATTATTTTTAGAACTTGTAAATGATGAAAATGTTGTATTAAGAAACTTAGCTATTAAAGCTAGAGAACTTAACATAATTAGTTTATCACAAGATCAAAGAAATTTTTCTTGGGTTTCTACAGGTAGAAAATTAATGGAAGTACCTTTTGATGAAAATCCATATAGCGCATTTGCTGCGTGGCTTAAAACTGATGAAGGTGTTGAAGTTTATAAATCAATACAAAAAAGAGTAAACTAACAACTAATGATCACGGCCCTTTAATTAGGGCCTGTGATTATAATAAAATATAAAATGGCAATATCAGTAGATAAAGTATACACTAAAGTATTATCAATACTTAATAAAGAATCTAGAGGATTTTTAACGCCTGGCGAGTTTAATAAAATTGGTTCTCAAGTACAGCTTGACTTACTTGACAAAGCTTTTTATGAATACAATAGAGCTATAGCTACTCAAAGCGCTGGTAGAGGTGGCGAAGGTTATGCTGATATACCTAAAAAAATACAGGATAAAATAGATCCTTTTTATGCTACAGAAAGCATATCATTAACCAGCGGTGTAGGAACTTTACCTACATTTTACAATATTATAAACGTATCTGCAGACAGTAGAACTACAGATATTGAAAGAATAGAAAAGTCTAAATTAACTTTTTTATTATCTTCACCATTAACAACTCCTTCAACTACTTTTCCTATATATTACATAACAGGTAGCACTATAACAGTAAACCCTAGTAGTTTATCAACTATACAAATGGATTATATATCTGTGCCAACTGATCCTAACTGGGGTCATACTACAGATTCTAGTACAGGTGCTTTAACTTTTGATAATACCACGGGTAACTTTACAGACTTTGAGTTACACCCAAGCTGTGAAGTTGATTTAATATTAGGTATATTAAAATATGCTGGTGTTGTAATAAAAGATTTATCAGTAACTCAAGTTGCTAGTAGAGAAGATGCTATTAAAACAAGAACAGAAAATTAATATAAATGGGATTATTAGGTACAACAAGCGAACAAACGTATTACGAAGGTGATAATCTTGGTAACTACAGATATACTTCTTTAGCAAATATTATTAATGGCTTTATGATTGGCTATGTTGGTGATGGTAAGTTAATAGATAACGTTAGAAAGTCAGATGTTATATTTCACGCTAAAAGAGGTTTGCAAGAGTTTAGTTATGACATATTAAAAACTGTAAAAGCTATAGAAGTTGAGTTAGGTTCTTCATTATCATTAGCAATGCCGCAAGATTATGTAAGCTATGTTAAATTAACTTATTCTGGTGATGATGGTGTAAAAAGAATTATATATCCTACTACTTTAACTGTTAATCCTACTCAAATGCCGGCGCAAGATGGTGATTATGAGTATATATATGATGATAATGGCGATGTTATTGAAAGTAGTAATTCATATATTGAAGACAAGTGGAAAGAGTTTGATACAGATAATATAACTGGTAATTTATCATCAACAGATGATTACTACATAGGTACTGATGAATATTTAAGTTACATAGGTGGTAGAAGATATGGATTAGAGCCACAACATCAACAAATAAATGGTTATTTTACTATAAACGAAAGAACTGGTAGTTTTAATTTTAGTAGTGATTTATCTGGTAAAATAATAGTATTAGAATATGTATCTGATAGTTTAGGTACTGATGCTGAAATGAAAATACATAAGTTTGCAGAAGAAGCTTTATATAAGCATATTGCTTTTAACATTGTTGCTGCAAAAAGAAACGTACCAGAATATATAGTTAGAAGATTTAAAAAAGAAAGAAGAGCTGCTATGCGTAGCGCTAAATTAAGATTATCTAAACTTAATCTTGAAGAGATGGCTCAAATAATGAGAGGTAAAAGTAAACGTATAAAAAACTAACGCATGCCTGAAATTAAAAATAATTTTGTCCAAGGTAAAATGAACAAAGATCTTGATGATCGTTTATTACCTAATGGACAATATAGAGATGCGCTAAACGTAACTGTTGGTAGATCTGATGATTCTGATGTAGGTGTTGTTCAAAATGTAAAAGGTAACACTCTTGCTTATCCAGAAACTTTAAATATTATTGCTACATATCCAAAAGCAAGAGTTATAGGTTTACATGTAGACAACGAAAAAGAAAGGGTTTTTTATTTTGTAACAGACAGGTCAACAGGTGTTTTATCTGACACTATTGGACCTCCAGGTTCAAATGGTAATCCGTTAGCAGCTTCAACAACTTTTCACGGTATATATTATTGGGATCAACAGTCAGGCTTTGGTCAACCAAAACTTATAGTTAAAGGTCATTTTTTAAATTTTAGTAAAGATTATTTAATTACTGGTACTAATATTATAGGTAATTTATTATTTTTTACTGATAATTTAAATCAACCTAGAAAAATAAATATTAACACTGCAATAGCCAATACTACTTACTATAATAGTGAGCAAAAAATAAGTGTAGCTAAATACGCACCATTTTATCCAATAAGGTTATTAGACTCTTCTAATAATTCAACTATGGTTAATGATGCTGAAGTTGATTCTGTGTTTTTAAGAGATCAATTTGTAAGATTTAGTTACAGGTTTAAATACAAAGATAAAGAGTATTCTACAATGGCGCCATTTACTCAGCCAGTATTTATACCTAAAACATATGCTAATGATTCAACTGGTTTATCCGATGCTGATATATCTAAAATATTTGAAACAGGTGAGGTATCGTCAATGATAAATAATATAAATAAAGTTGTTTTAAAAATACAAATGCCAACAACCGCTTCTAGTGTTTTAGAAGATTTTGATATTACAAATATACAGATATTATCGAGAGTTGATGGTGATTTATCTGTTAGAGTTGTAGAAGATATAAAATCAGTAGACGCGTCTATTAGCAGTGGTATATTAAATTATACATATAAATCATTAGAACCTTTTAAAACAATACCAGAAGATCAAACCACAAGAGTTTTTGATGATATTCCTTTGAGAGCTAGAGCTCAAGAAGCTACGGGTAACAGAATAATATATGGTAATTATACAAATAAAAGATCTTTAGCTAATACTATTTTAGACTATGATATTGATAGATCTACTAAAAATTCAGCTACTAGTAGTGAAGATGATAATTTATATAAAGAATATAAATATCATAATTTAAAATCAAGAAGAACATATCAAGTAGGTGTTGTATTATCTGATATATTTGGAAGACAATCACCTGTTTTACTACCTAAATCAAGTAGTAGTGCAACTTCTACTGAAAGATCAACTATATATGCTTCTGCTCGTGATCCTCAAACTTTTAATTCTTCACAATGGCAAGATTATTCAATATCTACAACTAATACTGAAAACTGGGGTGATGTGTTAAGAATATCTTTTAAACAACCTATAGATAATGCTTATAGCGCTTCAAATCCATACGGCTGGTATTCATATAGAATAGTTGTAAAACAACAAGAGCAGGAGTATTACAATGTTTATACTTATGGTGTTCGTAGAGCCGCTACTAACATAGGTTTTATATCTTTGCATGGTGATAATGTAAATAAAGTTCCTAGAGATTTAACAGATGTAAATAAAGATACTGATATAGCTGGTAGTAATGTTAGACTTTATCCAAAAGTTATTAATACTAATACAGCTTCAGCTGGAACAAGAGTTAATTATTTGTCTAGTGGTGATTTATTTGATGTAATGGAAATAGGTAGTGTAACTGATTTTGGTTATAATACTAGTGATAGCGATGAAATGGCTGATTTTGGCCCATTATTTTTTAGTAACTACTTACAACCAGGCGCTGACGCAGACACTGTAGCTAGTTTAGCAACAAATCATTTACTTGCTAAATTTTCTGTATCAGATATTGTGCAAACTGACGCTGCAGGTGAAGAAATACCTGTATTATATAGTAAAATGGGTAAATTAGCTGTTTTTGAAACAGAACCTTTTAATTCTAAATTAGATATATTTTATGAAACATCTACAGCTGGACTTGTTTCAGATTTAAATACATCTATTTTAACATCATTAACAGGTATAACAGGTATACAAATATTTGAATTATTAAATGATGGTGGCACTGGTCTTACAGAGGCTACTTCAATAGGTCAATATGTAGCTGAAGTTAAAGCTTTTAATGATGGTGGCGCGCAACAAAACGCTGTTTTAACTATACAATCAGCTCAAAGTAGTGTAAATGGTGATGTAAGTGATAATTTTATAATAGAAGAAAACAACGGTCTTTATAAAATTAAAACGCAAAATACTAGTTACTTTTTTGGACAAAATGGTGAGGTTATAGATTTTACTATAAATTCTAACTTTGCTGATGAAGATTTTACTCAATCAAAAATATTATATTTAAAAAATATACCACCAAGCTTTATTAAGCCACCAGATCCTACTAGCGTGCCATTTAACAAGCCTTTAAACGTAGAGATACTTACTGTGCAAGCTGAAAATGGTAGTACTTTAGAGACTCAATCAGGTATATTAGGTATTGAACCTACGGTACCTGCTTTTGAAATACAAAGCCAAACAGAATCAACAGGTAAGTACCAAATAGATCCAGATAATGGTAAAATAAGTATTTTACAGTATTTATCAGGAAATAATCAACTACTAACGGGTACAGATATTATTATTGTTAAAGTTAATGACACTACTAATTCAGCAACTTTTCCATCTGATTTAACTGCAGAGCAATATCAAACTCAAACACCTAGCGGTTTAACAGACTCTAGCGTTAGTTTTGATTCAGATGATGATGCTGTTTTTAACACTGTTGAAGTTATTATAAATGTAATAGGTAGCGAGCTTAAATCTTTCTATGCTTCTGAAAATGGCTTTTCAACACCTATAGCGGCTTTAAATCAACAAACTACTACACAGTTATGGCATAATGGTGCTGGTGATTTACCAGTTGAAAACGATATTGTATATCAAAATATAAATCCAAATCAAGTATTTAACAGCGATAATCAATACCATACCATGTCTTTAACTTTTAATGGAACTGGTAATCAGTCGTTTGTGTCTGATTCAAATGGTGTTGTTACAGAAATAGGTTCTCTGTAAACCACCATATAAACATGTAATATAAATAAAATGGCATACACACTTGAAATATCTTATTTTAACTCAATAGTATTGAAGCCAGAAACAGGTATTGTTCAGTTACCACTTGATGTAAATGGTAGTTTTATAGCTACTGAAACTTTATCAGGTGATGCTAAAGCTGGTGATTATCATATTGAAGAGTCAAGAATAAAAGGTGGTTTTAACGAAGACTCAATGGGTTTTGGTGTAAAAGCATATATAACAGATGAAAACTATGATATAAATCACAGGTCAAATGCTATGATATTTTCAGGTATATTTAACACAAGAACAGGTGTTAATAATACAAATCAGTTTAACTCAAGTAAACCTATAACTAGAGCTGTTGATATAGCTGATGGTAGTATACAAAAATTATATTCTGAAGATACTAACTTAATAATATTTCAAGAAGATAAAGTTAATAGAGCTTTAATTGATAAAGACGCTATATTTACAGCTGAAGGTCAAGCTTTAACAGTATCAGGTGCAAAAGTTATTGGTCAAGTAATACCTTATGCTGGTAGGTTTGGTATTAGTAAAAATCCTGAAAGTTTTGCTGTATACGGTAGAAGAAAATATTTTGTAGACAAATCAAGATCATCTGTATTAAGATTATCTCAAGATGGTATTACTACTATATCAGAATATGGTATGTCAGATTATTTTAAAGACAATATAAAAAAATATGGTATTATATATGGTGTTTTTGACGAGCACAATAAAAAATACACAGTATCTTTACAAGAAGGAACTGATCAAGATGATGATGTAACATTGTCTTTCGATGATAGAATTAACGGTTGGGTTAGTTTTTATTCATATATACCTAATTTTTCATTTAGTTTAAATACTAAATATTATACATTTAATAATATAGATATATACGAGCATTATGCTAACGAACTTAGAAATGTTTTTTACGGTAGACCTTTTGTTAGTACTATTGATTTAGTATCTAATCAAACTCCGTCGCTTGTAAAAAACTTTCACACAATAAACTACGAAGGAACTACAGGTTGGAAAATGAATACATCTATTACAGACTCTGGTGACGCAGCTTACGCTGTACTAGCTAATGATACTTCTGTTTCAGCTTCAACAATACCTGTAAACTTTGTTAGAAAAGAAAATAAATACTATGGTCATTTAAGAAACAATACACCTACTAATTATAGTGGTCAAGTTGTTGGTATAGATGTATCTGGTATAAAAGGATTTTTTACAAAAGTACAATTAGAAAATAATAAAACAACACAAGCTGAACTGTTCTCAGTATCACACAATGCTGTGTTTTCATCAAGTTAATTAAAATGGGATTATTCGGAAATAGCGCTGCAGACGACGCAAGAGATAGATTTAACCAAGCTCAAAACGCTTTAAATGCTAAATTAGCTAGTAGACAACCTATTGTCAACCCTTATGCTAATATTAGTGATTTATCTGGTATGATTAGTAATCCTTTTGCTAACCTACAGGTAGCTACAGCGGCTGCAGAGTTTCAAGCAGAAGAATCTGATTTAGCTTTAGCAAGTACACTAGATACATTAAGAGCAACAGGTGCTGGTGCAGGTGGTGCTACAACACTAGCACAAGCCGCGTTAAGAAGTAAAGCAGGTGTATCTGCTAGTATTGCTCAACAAGAGGCTAGAAACGAACAGTTAAGAGCTCAAGGTGAGCAAAAAGCTATACAAATGCGTATGACTGAGGCTGAGAGACTACAAAACGCAGATATGTTAGGTAGACAATATATGTTTGACGCACAAGAACAAAGAGATGTTGCTGATATATCTAGACTATCAGCTATGTCACAGCAGTTTGCTCAACAAGAAATGGACGCTCAAGCTTCTAGAGGTAACTTGCTTGGCACAGTTATTAGTGCTGTAGGTGGTCCTGTAGCTGGCGGTGTTTTTGATATTGCAAAAACTTTACTAACTCCAAAAACGGATAATTCAAACTCATAATTATGGCATTACCAGTAATAAAAGCAACAAAATTTAACTACGGAGCATATGCTCAGCCAAAACAAGTAAAGTTTAAAGATCCTAACTTAGGTATAGCGGCTGGTATAGCTTCTGTTGGTAAACAAGTTGTACAAAAAATTGAAGAAAATAAGCTGCAAGAGCAGAAAAACAATATAACTATTGCTAAAAATAACTCAGAATATAAATATGCTGCAACTCAAATACAAAATCAATTTGGAGATGATGTTGATAAATATGTTCAAGGTTTAGTTGATAGATTTGCAGACAATGAACAATTTAGAGTTAGTAATCCAGATAATTTAGAGCAATATCTTAATACTAAAAATCAATTAAACGGTTTACTTCAACAACTTTTAGCATTAAAACAAAAAGGAGTTGCATTGAAAAAGAATTTTAAAGACATGGATGTTAATAATTTAACAGGTAGTTCTTTAGATAATTATAACAAGGCGGATTCTTTAATAAATGAAAGGTTTGAGTTAAGTGATAAAGATGGTGAATTATTTATATCTCTTACTACAGCTGATTTTTCTAAAGTTAAACCCAGTCCATTAGATATATTAAAACCTGATTTTAGCAATGTATTTACTAAACAAGAACCTATATCTAATTACATGTTAGATGAAAGCTATTTTGATGTTGATACTAAATGGAATACCACTGATTCTAACTTTACACAAGCGTTAACAAAAATAGGCGCAGCTGCTAAAAATCAAAAAATACAATTAGAAAAAAGGCAAGATGCTAATCTTGATGATCACGATGCTTTCTTTTTAAATGAAAAAGGTGTAAGAGATTATTTAAATTCTGACGATAATGCTGTTAATGAAAATTTAGATAAAATTATACAGCAAAGTGGTAAAAAAATATATGAAGATGAAATAGCTGGTGTTATTGGTAGTTACGATCCAAATAATGCAGATCC